TTTACTCAAGGTGATGCAATTCCAACTGCTGCTGCCACTACAGGTGCTATTCCTAACTTCAGTAATGTAACTTCTTACACTGCTGGTAGTGCTGGAAGTCTAGCAGGTACTGTAGCAACTTCAGGTGCTCTAACCGTGACGGCTGGTGGAGCTGGTACTACTGCTACAGGACAATTTGTTTCTGAGATCACTGTCATTGACTAAGGAGATGGATAATGAATACTATGATTCGTTGGTCTGTGATGTCTGCGGTGGTTGCAAGTGTCATACCTGCAGCTGCCCTGGCGGTCCCCGTGGTCCCAAACTTCACACAGGGATCAATGACGAGCAGAACGGAAACAACTCAGAAGATAACTGAGACAATAAATAGCATGGATTATAACACTGGATACCAGTATTCTGCTACTGGTTCTGGTGTATCTGCATCTGGAAACCTCTCACCAGGAACAGGTGCTAGCAATGTAACTATTAATGGAGTGACTTCATCATGGACAGGTGTAGCAAGCAAGCCATCGTTCACACAAACAGTACCAGGAGCAGCGTTTCAGTTCACAGAAACTTACAGCGGACCTGGTTTAAGCAATCAAACAATTATTCAAAGAGTAACAGAGGTCGAAAGTTTCACAGATACCACAAGTATCTTCTCTCAATAACATTATTATTCGCAAACCCTTCTTATGCTGAAACTGTTGGTGGTGTCTCTGCTACTGCTAATCCTGTGGCTAATAGTTCAGGCTCCGTTACAAACCAAGCTATTCAAGTCCTTCAGGGACCATATATTACAAACACATACGGTGGAGGTATACAGTGTCAAGGTCCAACTCGCAACTTCACTCCGTATGTAACAGGAAGTGTTTCTGCTTCTAAACCATACGAACCTTATTATAACGACCCAGTATATGATGTTGTCGATAACGTTGGTGCCTTCGATGATGATGGGAATGCAATAGGGGATGGTCGTATTGATAATCCTGGAGATATTATTTTCAACAAAAGAACCAGGACAGGACAGAAGGATAACTACAGTTTAGGTGTAGGTTTCTCCATGACCTGGAGCACACCTACAGATAAAAACTTGCAGGACTTATGTAAGAAGGCAGCATCAACACAGATTGAATTGAATAGTCAGATTGTTGCCAATAAAAGATTAGATTTTGAGATAGCCAGACTTAAAAATTGTGGTGAGTTAAAGTTAAAAGGAATTCAATTCCACCCCAAGAGTCCTTACTATAAAGTATGTGCTGATGTGTTGGTAAACAATCCTCCTGGACATGGACACCCACACATTCATGCTATCCCTTCGGTTTCAAGGCAGACTTCAACACCCGAATCGCCTTTGTCCTCTCGCGCTGAAGATCTTGGCGCTCCTTTAGGGACAGAATAGGGACTGTCTTACCCCTGATAGCAGCAATCTTTTTAATAACTTTCTTGACCGTTGGTTTGACTACTTTCAATAGTAAGTCTGCCAGCGGTTTTGCTAATAGTGCTGATGTAGTAGCGATGACAGCAATGCCACCCACGGATGCTACTTGTCCGCCACTAGGAAGACCAGCAATAACTTGCTCAGGTATACCTACTGCTTCTGTAATCTGAATACATTCATTACCAGTCAGTTTGTATTCAACAACTTTCTTTCTATACCCTTGCACGTATGTGCCGACAGGTTCCTTTGCTTTCTGTGCTGGTGTAGGACATTCTACAATAGCACTAGCAATAGGTGGTGGGTTTACTTCTGGTGCTTCTGGAACCTCTGGTGATTTTGGTCCTCCTGTATTTACTTCTGGAGGACCAGTCAAAATCATCTGGTTTGGTTCATAAGAAATGGGATTAAAACTGGGATAACCAGAATCGCAATACGTGACCACACCATTAGGATCGTCTTCCCTTAATTGATTATTTTTAGCAGTGTTAGTTTCAGTTGCCTCAACACATCCTGGAATATTAACTACGGGAACACCAATATCTACAACTACTGGCAGTGCTGTAGGTACTGAAGGTGTTGTATATCGATATGTTTGAATATCATTAATATTAATATTATTAATATCAATATTCATTCCCGTAATTAAAGGTATGTCCATCAGCAATCATTAAATACACTACCAACTTGCGACCCTGCTTCGGAACCTACCTTGTTTCCTAACAACAGTGCCCATCCACCTACTAACCAACCAACATAAGGAATACTCATTGCTGCAGGAACAGCGACACCAGCAGCGATAGCACTACCTGCCATTGCACCTTGACTCCGTGCGCCAGCGTCCGCCACGATACACTCTATGTCTCTTGCAGACTTTCCCTCGCCGTCTAATGCAGCACCTCCTAGGTTGCGTGTGCCGTCCATAGTGAATTGATCACGACGCCACTCACTACGACTTTCAGTGCCACCACCAAACAATCCTTTCTTATTGCTATCAGAAGATAATGATCTTTGTGATTCAAGAATTTTAGGATCGTTTGCACGATACTCAATTTCGTATCCATCCTTACCTGCTTTGATAGTATAAGATGAATAATCTCCACGGGGGATATTAATCGTAGGAACCTGAGGAAGTTTTGGTTCTTCTGGTCTATGAATTACATAACCCAACAAACCAATATGTGCTAAAGCAAAGAGTCCACCTAGTGTCACCGCAATCGTTTTGACTGGTGACTTGCTCGGTACATGCTCGGTAGCATATTTTTGTGCTAACTCTTCTGGATTTGTCATGGCAATCCAATCGCGGCACCAGTAGCAGCAGGCATACCTATGGCACCACCAGTAGCACTAGGAAGTTCTGGCATCGCTGCGTCCATCATTCCAGGAAGAGCACCAGTGATTGCCTCTGCCGCAGCTGCAGCAACTTTTTCTTTTGCACTGTCAATGAGCGCATCCTTTTGTGTATACAGATAAGCACCACCCCCTACGATAGCTAAAGAAACTAGACCAGATAACAACGCGACACCATTAATCAATTTTTGCATCTTTCTTCTCCAATGTAGGTGCTTCTTTTGAATCGTCTTTCTTTTTAGACGCAACGACACCGAACGTCGCAAGCGTTCCCGTGAAGACGCTGGCTATAAAAGTCGGATCGATATTTTTTTGAGGAATACCAGGAACAGTTACATAATTAAGGGTCAGAATTGCTGCTGACCATCCAAGAATAATAACTCGGACGAGAGTTGATACACCCTCATCCGCCCATTCAAATTTGTTTTCCTTTTTGGCTTCCTCTTTCTTCTTCGGATTTGATTCCATGAATAAAGAGCTAGGCTCTTTTATTTATTTAATAGATATTTTTTTTCTTGTTGATATGGTACATACTCACCAGTTTTAATCTGCCAAGCATGTACTAAGTCAGGTATTAACCACTGGTCCACCCTAATACACTGCTGCCAGTTAGTAGGGTGAGCACAACTCACTACTACAACAGCAAAGAATGCCTTAACGTGGATCCAGATAGTATACATTACTCTTTAATATATCCGAAGTCTACCAGATACTTTCTAGTAAGAGCAGTAGGTTCATACACTTCCCACATATTACCGCCAGCACATGCTGCTAGAGCATTCATCGTCATGTTCTCAGTTCTACCTGCCCAACCTGCTTCTGCTTCCCAAGGTACAGCAGACTTAGGATAAGTACGCTCTGCCATTACACGCCAGATCATAGGAACTTCATCCTCTGGTTTAATAATAGCAATCAAACTATTATCAATTGTACCTGCCATACAATCTTGTGCTGCGTGCCATCCTTCGTGACGCATAACCATCATGAGAACATTAGGTTGTCCCATGTAATCCTTATTCAGGAAGAAGTTGTTGCTTACTGTGTGATAAACACCACGATGACCATGAGGGAAATACTTACTATCAGCAAGGAATACATTCACACCAACTTGATTGAGTGAGTGTAACATATTATGAAACTCACCAGTCACACCAGTGAATTCTTCAGTGTTATCATATTCTGATGAGATATCAAGCATAGAGTATACTTTCTTGACACCATCAGTGCATTCACCCAACAACATACAACCCATACTATCCATGGAGTTATATCCTTTAGTGATCTTATGATCATCAGCAAGAATATTTACCGTTGTCTCCTCTGGGTGATGATGTGGAGTAGTAAGTTGATGTGCCACAGCAGGAGTTGCTGTAAGCAGCAAGGCTAGTAAAAGTTTTTTCATGATTAATTTTGAAAGGTTTTAATGAAGTACTCAGCGTCAATTACTACTAAAGGTTTCTTACCATTTTTTTTGATAATAACAATA